GGCCCGTGAGGGCCTGGCCGGCACTTGTGCTAGCCGGTGATCAATCGGCTCACTCGACTGAGGCGACCGCCTCAGCCGTCCTACTATCCCGTAAGGACTAGTTTCACGTGGGCTATGTCACACAGACCAGGCGGACACGGGGACCCGAAGGGGCCTCGTTCTTTAATGGTCAGGTTATCAGCCCCGGCGCTCAACAAATCGCCGGTGGCTGGTTGTATGACATGGTACCTAGCCAGGTCACGACCTCTTATCGAACAGGTCGTGTAGTGGAGAATCTGTTGGACGACGAGGAATCTGCGTTGTTCGGCGCTCGTACCTGGGGGCAGACATTCAAGGCCCTCAAGAACGAGTACCATAGAGCGAAGCAGTCGTCGTACGACACTGGACATACCTTTGATACAGCTGCGAAGTACCTGCATGTGAACCCTTCCAGGATCACTGCAGTTGCGGCTGACCCGAGGTATCGTTACGTTGGTGGCGTAATAGCCCAACCAACGTATTACCAGACGCTTGGCGGTGCATACACCTATTGGCCTAGTGTGCCCTCCTTCTCGGAGGCGTATTACGGGCCAAAGGCAATAAGCGCTACCATGCCGACTCATCCACTAGCGGGGCTCGCTGTCACCCTAGCCGAATTGAAGAGAGAGGGCATTCCAGCCCTCGTCGGCCAGACCGTGCTCGGTAGACCCAAGTATTCCAGGCCTCGATCTCGGGGCGCCGCGGCGAGAGAAATCCGCCGTGGTGCTCAGAATTCTGGTCGGGAGTACTTGAACTACGAGTTTGGTTATAAGCCGCTCGGAAGCGACCTAGGTGCTGCTGCAGCTGCAGCAGCAGAGGCAGGTTCTATCCTGTCTCTCTACCAGCGAAACAGTGGAAAACTTATCCACGCCACGCACACGTTTCCTCCGGAAGACTCAACCACCGTTTACCCGACGCGCAGTGGCAAGGTGTATACACCATCGCCTACTACTGCCGTTAGTGACGGAATCTGGGTCGGAGGATCCTCTGGACGATGGGGAACCCAACTCGAAGAAGTTACGTCATCACGACGTGTCTACTTCCGAGGTGCATATACGTACCACCTCCAGCAAGCTGGTAGCCTGTTTGATAAGGCTAAGAGGTATGAGCAAGAGGGAAACCGCTTGCTCGGCCTCAGGGTGGGTCCGGATGTTGCATGGGCTCTCACACCGTGGAGCTGGCTCGTCGACTGGCATGTCAACATTGGGGACAACATCTCCAACGCGACTGCTCTTGCCAACGATGGGCTCGTGTTACAGTACGGTTACCTGATGGTCGAAGACCGTTTGGAACACCGCATTGTAATCCAGGGACCGCGAACTCTTTCCGGTCATTCTGGACCTTGGCTGACGACCTTCAGTGTTGTATCGAAGCGTCGGTTCAAGGCTACGCCTTACGGGTTCGCCCGCAATCCTACCTCATTCACTTCGAGGCAGTGGGCGATTCTTGGGGCCTTAGGTTTAACCAAGGCACCCGGTATCCTGCGATAGTTGCAGGTGGCAACGCCGTGTCAGCACAAGCTGGCATGGTCCGAACTAGCTAGGACACACGCCTTGTTCACTGACCCACAGTCTGTTACCATCTCCGGGAGTGCGAAGTCGCTTGCGCGAATCAGCACCGGGGACAACGCCGCGCGTTATGCAAATGACGACGGTAGCGTCCTCGAGTCGGTCCAGCATTCCTACGGGAAGCGGAACCGACGTACCTTCCGGATTGCGGTTTCCAAGTACGCCGCTGACCCTCTGTTCCCGTCCCAGAACGTTCCGTACTCGATGAGTTTCTACATCGTGGCGGACGTTCCCAAGGTCGGGTACACGGTCGCTGAGCAGAAGGCCGTCATTGACGGTTTCATCACTCAGCTCAACGCGACGTCTGGAGCTCTCATCACCAAGTGGCTTTCTGGTGAGAACTGAGAGCACGACTCCGTTGGTGTTAGACCCATGTAACTTGATTGCAACCAGTCGGGTATCTCCCGGCTGGGCATGGGTCTAGCTTCCTTCGGTAACTGGCGTCGGGCCCCTTGTGGGCCCGGCGTCGGTCAGTGGTCAGGCTAGGGATCCGCACACCCCCCCATTGTGAGGAGGAACGGTGAAAAGCCTGATAGCGTTCTTGCTAGAGGTCCTCGAAGATCTGGGGACCCAGTGTAGCACAAGCACCATCCGTGATAGACAAACCGTCACGGCTCGGTTCGAACACGAAGGGCTGAGCTTTCTAAGCATCAGCCTGGCGAACTTTGGTAAGGACCTCCAAAAAGGTCTCGACCAAGGTTTCGTCACTCACGACCTGTTTCAGGGCTTTGCCTTCACAGGCGGTCTCCCCAGATTTCTCGGGGGTTTCCTTGAGTTGGTGTTCGATCGCGGTACTGGACGATTGCTCCACCAGCCCGACGTTACTGCGATTTGGGCTATCCGTCAGTTCACACTGATGGCGTCCAAGATTGAACTGCCGGCTACAGAACGCCGACAGCGCAGCGCGTTTCGGAACTACGTGGAGTGTGAGCATGATGTCAAGAAAGCGACAAAGCGACTGGAAGCCTCCTATGGGCCATTGGCCCTGGCTTTTCGTCGTCTCTCTCGCTTGCTATGGGCCGATCTATTCAGCGCAGTTGACGGAAGAATCGCCGACAACGGAACGCGGATCAGTCCTAAGCACGGTCCTGGTGCCACAGCAGATCGACTAAAGGGTAACAAGAAGTATGCCCTCGTCGAGTGGCCCAGGCGGTTGGAAGAGGTGTTCAGCTCAGCTGACCATCTCATTCCAAACCACAGGTACTATACGTACCTTGACCGCATTGACATCATCGAACCTGGAGCTGAGCGACCCGTCAGGATCATCTCAGTTCCTAAAACGCTCAAGACACCACGGATCATCGGCATTGAACCTACTGCAATGCAATACATGCAGCAAGGTCTTCATGTCGCGATCGTGGAAGAGATCGCCAGACTTGACAATCTGGCCGAGTCTAAAGGACTTGTCCCGCGACTCAACTCTTTAATCGGTTGGCAGTCTCAGGTTCCTAACCAGGACTTGGCTCGCCAAGGGAGTATTGATTCATCCCTAGCCACGCTGGATCTCAGCGAGGCTTCCGATCGTGTCTCGAATCAGCTCGTACGGGAGATGCTCGGCCCGCACCCACATCTTGCTGAAGCAGTGGATGCGTGTCGATCCCGGAAGGCTGATGTGCCTGGCCATGGTGTAATTCGCCTGGCCAAGTTCGCGTCTATGGGTTCAGCCCTGACCTTTCCCATTGAGTCGATGGTCTTCCTGACCGTTGTACTCGTAGGGATCGAACAGGAGCTCAATCGCCGGTTAACCCACCATGATATTGATTTACTGGTGGGCCGGGTGCGAACTTACGGGGATGATATCATTGTCCCCGCTGAGTACGTGCATTCCGTCATCACGTGCCTCGAGGCTTTCGGCCTTAAGGTTAACGTGAACAAGTCTTACTGGAATGGCAAGTTCCGTGAGTCTTGTGGCAGAGAGTATTACGATGGCCATGATGTCTCAGTGGCCAAAGTACGTTCCATGCTCCCTGCTGATGGAACGGATGTTCGGAAGATGCACAAGTGGTCACCGGAGACGGTTACCTCTATCGTGTCGACCGTGAGCCTTCGGAACCAACTGTACTACGTTGGTCTCTGGAACTCCGCTCGCTATCTTGACAATCTGCTCGGGGAGATCATTCCCTTGCCGACTGTCTCTGATACATCTTCTGTGCTAGGCAGGCAAAGCGTACTGGGTTACGAAACCCAGCGCTTGTGCAAAGAACTCCATCGGCCCCTTGTCAAGGGCGTTAAGGTTCGCACCAAACCGTCGAAGAACAACATCGACGGCGTGCCTGCATTGCTCAAGTGTTTGGCTAAACGCAGCGATTTGCCATTCGCTGACGTCAGACATCTCGAATATTCCGGACGTCCCGATGCCGTCACACTGAAGCTCGGGTGGGCGCCTCCGTTCTGAGAACGGGGGTGTGCGGATACCCAATTCCGCATTTGGGGCTCGAGAGCCTCCTAGGAGAC